TGCAGCGGCGGAAAAAGACACGGCCGCCGCGGTGCTCGCGTACGTCGACGCCACCGCCGCCGGCGCGCGACCTGCAAACCGCTGGCTGCGACTCGCCGCGCGTCGGTTCCTGCGCGATCTCGAGCGGCCAGACCTCGTGCTCGACTGGTCCGCCGTCGCCCAGGTCGACGCGCACTGCGCCCGCCTGCAGCTCGTCGGCGAGTCAAGCGGTCAGCCGTTCCGCCTCGCGCCCTGGCAGCTCTGGCTCGTCGCGTGCCTGTACGGGTGGCGCTACGCCGACGACGGCAGCCGGCGGACAAGCCTCTGCCTGCTCCAGGTCGCCCGCGGAAACGGCAAGACCACGCTCGCCGCCGCGCTCGCGCTCTACGACCTCTGGGCCGGCGGCGGACGCCGCGTGCACGTCATCGCCAACCGCATCGAGCAAGCGGCCATCTGCGTCGGCACCGCGCGCACGATGGCGCGCCCGCTCGAGCGCCCAGGCACCAAGATCCTCTGGGACCGCGTCGTGTGCCCGGACGACGACTGCGAGCTCTCGCCGCTGCCGGCGTCGCGGAACACCATCGACGGCTTGACGCCGACCCTCTGGGTCGCCGACGAGGTCCACGAGTTCACCGACCCCGAGATCCTGCCCAAGCTCGAGAGCGCCACCGTGAAGACGCGCGGCGGACGCGGGCTCATCGTCTCGACGCCCGCCGGCACGCCCGACGGCGTGTACGGCACCTTCGTCGCCCGCGCCGAATCCGTGCTCGAGAGCGAGAGCAACGACGACGCATATGCACCGTTCCTGTTCGGGATCGACGCGGACGACGACCTTGGCGACGAGTCGGCGTGGCACAAGGCGAATCCCAACATGGAGCACGGCGTTCCGACCGTCCGCTCGCTGCGAGCGGCATGGGAGCGCAAGCGCCGCGACCAAGTCGGGCGCTCCGAGTTCAGCCGCTACCACTGCGCGCGGACGCCGGTCGAGTCGACCAACTGGCTCGACATGGAGCTCTGGCCAGGCGGGCAGGAGATCGACTGGAAGGCGCTCGAGGGGCGCGACGCCTACGTCGGCGTCGACCTGTCGAAGAGCATGGACATGACCGCCGTGGTTCTCGCCGTGCCGCTACCCGACGGGCGCGTGGCGCTGCAGGGTTCGTACTTCTGGCCCGACGCGAACCTCGAGCGCCGAGAGCGGGAGTACAGGCTGCCCGTGCGGCAATGGTCCGAGCTCGGGCACCTGACGCTGACTCCAGGCGCTGCCATCGACCATGGGCAGGTGGCGGCCTGCGTCGCGGATCTCGGCAAGCGCTTCAACCTCGTTCGGGTCGGGTTCGACCGCTGGGGCGCCGCCGACTTCGTCAAGCGCCTCGAGACCGCGGGCGTGCCGCTCGAGGGATACTCGATGGGCGTGTCGACGTTCGGGCCGGGCTGCCAGCTGTTCCAGCAGCTGTGGGCCTCGAGGCGGATGGTCGTCGGACACGACCCTATCCTGCAGACCGCGTGCCGGCAGGCGGACGCGCACCGCGACAGGAACGGCAACATCACCGTGACCAAGGAGAAGCAGACCAAGGTGATCGACGCGCTCGTCGCCTCGATCATCGCCGTGCACTGCTGGGGCGGGCAGTCGAGCACGAGCTACGACTTTCTCCTGCAATCGTGAATTAGGGCACCATCGCGCGCTTGACAGCGCGGCACAATGCTCGCATGGGGCTAGGGAACATCGTGCGCCGATGGCTCTCGGGCGGTACCTCCACGACGCTCGTGGGGTCGTCGCGCGCGTGCGTCGCGTTCGGCGGCTGCGCCGCAAGCCTGCAGCACGCGCCCGTCTACCGCGCGGCGACTCTCATCGCCTCGGACATCGCGCGGACGCCGCTGTCCGTCGACGACCGCGCCGCGGACTCGCTGCTCCGCTCGCCGTCGTCGACGGCGACGGCGTACGACCTGCGCCGGTCCATGCAGCTGCAGGCGCTGCTCTACGGCAACGCCGCGTGCGCGATCAACAGGACCGTCGGCGGCGAGCTGCTCGAGCTGCTGCCGCTCGAGCCCGACTCCTTCTCGGTGATATCGCAGGGCAGGACTATCGCCTACCGCACCGTCGCGTACGGCGTGCTCGCGCCCGAGCAGGTCTTTCACCTTCGGGCGCCCGGCATCTCCCCGCTCTGGGGCGACTCGCCGATCGGACTCTGCAAGACCTCCATCCAGACGCTCGCGACCCAAGAGCGCATGGCGCTCGAGTCGTACGCGAACGGCGGCAACCCCAAGCTAGCGATCGTCCATCCGCGCCAGATCGGCCCCGAGCTGATGCAGGCGATGGAGGAGCACTACACCAAGAAGCACGCCGGACCTGAGAACGCGGGCCGCCCGCTCGTGCTCGGCGACGGCGTCAAGGTCGAGCGCATCTCGAGCACGATGGACGACACGGGGCTCGAGGCGGCGCAGCGCCATTCGGTCGCCGAGGTATCGCGCATCTTCGGCGTGCCGGCGTCTTATCTATCCGAGAGCGTCGGCAGCTCGTACGGCTCGATGGAGTGGCTCTCGCGCATGTACCTCGACGCGTGCCTCTCGCACTGGCTCGCGGCGTGGTCCGCCGAGATCGAGGCGAAGCTCTGCGCGCCGGGCGCGCGAGCCTCATGGGACACGGACGCGCTCACCCGCCCAGGCATCGCCGAGCAGATGGCCGCGCTCCGCACGGGCGTCGAGGCGGGAGTCATCACGCGGAACGAGGCGCGCGAATGGCTCGACCTCGCGCCGCTCCCAGGTCTCGACGAGCCGACGCTCGCTCTCAACGTCGGAACCGGCGGTGGCACGACCAACATCGGCAGCGACACGAGCGAGCAGGCGGGGGCCATCGAATGATTACCAGGCGGCACGCATCGGAACGCTTCAGCGGCGAGGGCCGCACGCTCGCGGGGCTCGCGGTGCCGTACGGCAAGTGGAGCGGCGAGATCGCCGAGCCCGGCGTGCGCGGCACGTTCCAGGAGCGGATCTCGCGCGGCGCGTTCGGCGACCTCGACGGCGCCGACATCAAGCTGCTCTACAACCACCAGGGCGCCGCGCTGCTCGCTCGCACGAAGTCGCGCACGCTGCGCCTGAAGGACACCGCATCCGGCCTCAGGTTCGACGCCGACATGCCCGACACCACTCTCGGGAACGATGTGCGCGCGCTCATCGAGCGCGGCGACCTCACCGGCGAAATGTCGTTCGGCTTCTATGTCGAGGCCGACGAATGGAACGACAAGCGCACGCTTCGCACCGTGACCAAGGCGAGGCTCGTCGAGCTCTCCGTGGTCGTCGACGCCGCATATGGAACGAACACCAGCTCCGAGCTCCGCAGCGTCGCGGACCGCGAGCGCAACGCGCGCACCATCTACCTGCGCGCACAATGGGAGAAGACACATGGATGAGATCGCGAACATCAAGTCGCTCATGGAGGAGCGCAAGAAGACCCTGCTCGACATGCAGCAGGTGAACGACCGCGCGTCGTTCGGCCCGACGGATCACGACCAGTGGGAGAAGCTCGATGCCCGCTACCGCGAGCTCGACGGCATCATCTCCCGCGCGCAGCGCGCTCACATGCTGAAGGCCGAGATGAGCAAGCCGCTCATCGACGCGTACGCGTCGACCCTCGAGCCGCGCAACGCGTACGAGATCGTTGGCGGAGTGCAGGCCTCGCCCGAGTACCGCTCGATGTTCGTGCGCGCCCTGCAGACGGGCTCCATGCACGAGATCCGCGGAACGATCAACGGGAACCAGAACAGCACCTCCAACGCTCCGGTGCCTGTCGACATGCAGCGCCGCATCGTCGAGCTCGTGCAGAAGCAGCTCATCCTCCGATCGGTCGCGACCGTCTACTCGGTGGCGAGCGACCAGCAGATCACGATCGACGCGTCGACGCCGACCGGCTACCTGGTCGACGAGTCCACCACGACCACCGACAGCTACGCCGCTGTCACGAACTCGATCACCCAGTCCGGCGTGACCTTCGCGCGCAAGACCATCGGCGACTTCGCGTTCGCGTGCCAGGTGCCCGTCACGAAGTTCGCATGGCAGGACTACATCGGCGGCGGCGACTTCCTGTCGCGCAAGGTCGCCGACGGCGTGTACCTCGCCGAGGAGCAGTTCCTCATGACCGGCGACGGAAGCGCGAGCGCGACGGGCAACCCCGCGCAGCCGACCGGGTGCATCACCTCCATCAAGGCTGCGACGGGACAGCGGTATGTCGCGACCGCTGGATCGACGGGCCAGGGCCTCGCGACCATCGCCGCCGACGATGTCATCGAGACCGTCCACAAGATCCTGCCGCGGTACCGCAACAACCTCCGGTGGATGATGGGCGACGCGGTCGCGAAGTCGGTCCGCAAGTTGAAGGACGGCAGCAGCCGGTACCTCTGGCAGGTCTCCGACAATGTCGCCGAAGGCCTCACGAACGGAATCTCCGGCCAGCTCTACGGCGTGCCGGTCTCGATCTCCGAGTTCATGCCGACCACCCTCGCGGCGAACGATGTCGCGGCCGTGATCGGCAACTGGTCGTATGTCGAGATCTACGACCGCGGCCCGCTCGAGTTCCTGGTCGACACCACGAGCCAGGCGCAGAAGCTCATGACCATCCTCACCGCGTGGAAGCGCAGCGATGTCGTCGTGACGAATGTGAACGCGTTCGGATACCTCGCCTACAAGTGAGATATCTCCACTCCTCGGCCTCCGCGCGCGGGAACGCGCGCGCAGGCTTTAGATGCCCGTGACGCTCGCGACGACAAAGGCCGCCCTCCGTATCGACTACACCGACGACGATACGGAGCTGCAGCGACTCATCGACGCCGCCACCTCGTATGTCGAGAGGCGTACCGGCGTGGCGCTGTCTTCGTCGACGCAGACCATGTACCTCGCGTCGTTCGCCGACACGATGATCCCGGTGCATCCGTTCACGAGCATCACCAGCGTCGCGTACACCTACGGAGGATCGTCGGCCACGATGCCGTCGGCTGACTACTATGTCGACCGCAGCTGCGGGCCGCTCCCGGTGCTCAGGTTCATGGCGGCGCCGGCAAGCGACGAGGGAACGCCGATCACCGTCACATATGTGGCCGGATACGCGTCGATCCCCAACGAGCTCGTGTCGGCGATCATCGGGCTCGTCGGCGCGTGGTACAACAATCCCGAGTCGTCGCAGCCGGTCTCGCTGTCCGTGGTGCCAATGGGCACCGACGCCATAATCGACCTATGCCAGGTTAGGAGTCCGCTCCGATGATCTCCGCGGGACGGCTCCGCTGGAACGCGCGCGTGATGAAGGCCGCGACGACGACCGACTCGCTCGGCCGACGCACGAGCACCTTCACCGGCGGGCTCTACTTCCGCACCGACATGCGCGAGCGAGGCGCCGCGGAGGTCGCGTACGCCGACGGCGTCGCGGTCACGACGCAGTACGAGCTCCGCACGCGGTGGCCCGAGGTCGCGCGCACAACCATGACCGAGCTCGACCGCATCGTCGTGCGCGGCAAGACGCTGCGCATCGAGTCGATCGAGAACGCCGACGAGCGGGACCGCCTCGCCGTGATCCAGTGCACGGAGGTCGTCTAAATGCCCGTGCCCGTGATCGAAGCCCAGATAAAGACGTGGATCGGCACCGCGACCACCGCGGGCACCCGCGTCTCGGTCGGCTCGCGCCTGCAGTCGGACGCGCTGCCCGCCGTCGTGATCGAGGTCACGGGCGGCGAGGAGGCTGCGTTCGACGGCGTGATCGACCTCGACATCGCGAGGCTCGCGCGCTACGACGTCACCATCCGTTCCGTCGCCGGGACGATGGACGCCGCCAGCACGCTCAACGCGAGCGTGATGACCAAGCTCTTTCTCTCCGTGTCGAACGCCGGCGGCGTCGCGTTCAACCCGTCCATGCGCACGATCGAGGAGCCCGTCGTCGGCGAAGGCGACGAGGCGCAGCCCGCGATCGTGACCGCTCCAGTGACCATCTACCACAGGTACTGAAATGCCAACTCTCACAGCTGGAAACGCATCGGTCTCGATCACCCCAGGCGGCGGATCCGCGTCGGTGCTCGCCGACGTCGCGCGCGCACGCGCGACCGTCAACGCGACGCTCATCGACACCACTTCCATCGACAGCGCCTTCTTCGAGATGGAGTCGGGAAACCTCGAGGCGCGCGCGACGATGGAGCTCTACTACTCGAGCGGATCGCACGCGTCGCTTGCCGGCGCGATCTCGGGCAACGCCACGCTCGATGACGTCTCGATCATCTGGGCGAGCGGAAAGAAGCTCAGCGGCAAGGCGAAGGTCGAGAGCGCCGAGTGGGATCTCGCGCCGAACGGCGTCGCCATGTGCACGGTCACGGTCAGGTACTGCAACGGGGCGACGACTCTCACCGCATGATCCAGGCGCTCAACATGGAGCCCGTCGCGCTCGTCGCAGGCGGTGTCGAGATCACGGTCAGGCGGCCGACGGTCGCCGACTTCGTCGCGTTCCAGGACGCAACGCAGCGAGGCGTGAACCCCGCCGCCTGGTACGTCTGGAACCACGTCGTAAAGCCCGACGGCAGGCGCGCCTTTGCGTCGGTCGAGCAGGTGCTCGAGCTGCCTTTCCCGTGGGTCCGCGCCGTCGCCCAGGAGGTCGACCAGCTCTACGGTGAAGGGGTGGACTTACGACGGGCGGACGCGACGTGCTCGCGGCCGCCGGCATAACGGTGGGGCTCGGTTCGCCGCTCGCCCTGTTCAACGCACTGAAGTCGAAGAAAGGCATGGCACACGACATTGCGGAACGGATTCAGGCTCATCGTCGAGATTGACGGCAGCGAGATCGAGGCCGTGAACCGGAAGCTCAAGGCTCTCGGCGATGTCCGCGCCGCCAACGCGATGCGAAACGGATTCCGCAAGTGGACGAAGCGCGTGGCGACCATCGCCAAGGCGATGATCCCGCCAGGCAGGTCGGCGCCAACCGAGAAGGTCCGCGGCGAAGTCAGGCCGAATCCGCACATCCGCGACTTCGTGACGACCAAGGTCGTCGGCTACTCGAAGGGCAAGGTCATCTGGGCGGCCGTCGGCGTGAAGGAGCTGCGCGGCTCGTACGCGACTCCGCACTGGTACCTCCGCTGGGTCGAGTTCGGGCACGACCTAAAGCGCGCCGCCACCGACGAGGAGCGCATCCGGCTCGTCACGCGCGGCGAGCGCCGCCGCAGGAATATGACCGTGAAGGTCGGCGAGGTCGCCGGGCGCTTCTACCTGAGGCGCGCCGGCATCGCCGCCGAGCCGTACCTCCTGCCGATCATGGAGCAGGCGATCGCCGACCAGGTGCTGAAGGACTGGGCCGCGTAATGGCAAAGGTCTCAAAGGTAAACGTCTCGATCACGGGCGACTCGAAGGGCCTCACGAAGGCGACCGACGAGGCGGCGGCGAACATGCGCCGCCTGCGCGCCGAGAAGGAGCAGACCGCCAAGAAGCTCGGCCAGTTCAAGCAGGAGACCAACCAGGTCGCCGAGTCGATCGCCAAGCTCGGCTTCGCTCCCCGCGGCCTGCAGGCGATCGGCGCGCTCGGGTTCATGGGATCGCTCGGCACGGCGGGGCTGCGCTATGCGGCGCTCGGCGGCATCGCCGCAGGGATCGGCGCCGTGGCGAGCGCCTACGCCGACATGGGCGACGAGGCGCGCGCGGCAGCCGAGGCGCAAGAGAAGGTGCTCGCCGGCAAATCGACCTGGCGCGAGCTCGGGTTCACCGAGCAAGGCGGCATGGCGCTCGCCCGCCAGGCCGAGAAGGACAAGGCGATCGGGTTCTCCCGCGGCCTCTCGCAGTCGCTTGCGATCGCGAATGAGAACGCCCCGCGGAGCAACCTTCAGAACATCATGGAGTACGGCCCCGGCGCCCTGGGCGCCGTGCTCGGCGGGTTCGCCGCCGGCGGCATCATGGAGGGCGGCGACATTGCGGCCGCGATCGGGCAGACCGAGCAGAAGCGCCTTTCGGACAGCCTGCGCGAGGAGCTGCCGTTCACGATGAGCGTGGTCGATTTGACGGTCGACCTCATGGGCCTCATGTTCAGGAGCGAGTCGAAGTAGATGGCGATCACCGCGAACATCATCGGCGTCGAGATATCCGACTCGAGCCCGAGCGGGTCGCAGTCGGCGACCGTGACCTTCCGCGCGACCTCGACCGCGAAGCTCGATCCGCTGAAGTCGACCGACATGGCGTCGCTGCGCGACGCGACCTGCGGCGCGCCGCTGTCGCCTCTGCCGAAGAACACCTGGGGCACGAGCGCGCTGCTCTCGACCATGCGCCTGCGGACATGGCGATGGCGGCCGGTGCCGAACACCGCCACCTACACCTACGACGTGATCGGGCAGTACTCGAGCGAGTACACCTGGGCGAAGCTGTCGGGCGGCGGCGGCACCGACAAGCTGCTGCTGCCCGTCGAGGTGTCGATGGAGGCGGGCGAGCGCACGATCCTCGCGTGGCGCACCGCCGCGACGCCGGCGGCGTTCGCCACCGCTCCCGCGCACAGCTACGGCAAGAGCTACGACATCGGCGGCACGAAGATCGACGACGCCGGCAAGCCCACTCAGGTGCGCGTGCCGACCCTCGACGTGCGGATCTCGCTTGTGCACGACGTGTCGAACGCGACCGCCGGCACGCTCGTGACCATCTACGACAAGATCGCGACCGTGCAGGGCACCTGGAACAACGCCGCCTTCCTGCACTGGGTCCAGTACGAGGTGTTCTGCACGAGCGCCAACGTCACGCAGATCCGCGACGAGTACTACCGCGTCACCTACAACTTCCGCTGGGACTACTGGAAGGACTGCAGCCAGATCCCCGAGATGGACAACGACGGCCGCACGAAGAACGACGGCTCGGGCCGCGCGAAGAACGTGTTCTGGACCGGGCTCGCGCGCGGATCGTCGGACCACAACGTGATATTCAACACCCTGCCGGACCCCGTCGCCGCGAAGCAGTGGGCGAAGGAAGGGAGCTGGCTGACCTACCCATGATCTCGAGCACCGACCGAAACAGGATCGCGCGATACGGCGAGGGCGTGAAGCTCGCGCAGTGGGAGACCATGCGCGCCGTGCAGGACGAGGGGACGCCGTTCCTGCTCGCGCGGCTCGACTCGAGCACGCCGATGCCGAACAGCGTGTACCGCTGGGTCTACGCGTGGGTCCGCGCCGAGATCCGTCCGAGCGGCTACGGCGGCGCGGGCGGCACGCAGAACGACTTCCGCGACCGACCCGGCGAGACCTGGGAGACGGGCACCGCGATCAACGTCTGCGAGGCCGCCAACAGCGCGACCTTCGTCGGCCCTGGCTACAACCCCGCCAACTTCCCCGCCGGATGGCAGGTGAAGCCCGTACAGGGCTATGTCCTGCTGTACCCCGCGAGGCGCTGCGACGAGACGAGCGGCGGCACGCCGCTCTCGGGCGGCGGCGCTCTCACGTGGCTGTTCTACTCGCCGAACGCAATTGACGGAACCTGCTGAACATGAACCTATCGATCGACATCTACATCCAGAACGACGACAACGGAGGGACACCATGAGGAATCTGCACAGGCATGTCGCGGCGGCGACCGGAACGAGCTACCGCGCGGAGAACAACGGGACCTCGATCCCGACCTTGGGCTCTAACGCGGCGACCACGCAGCCCGGCGCGCGCGTCACCTATCTGTTCATGAACAACAGCGGAAATCTCTGCTTCAACGCGAGCTTCAGCACGGCCGACAGCGTGTTCGTTCCGGCCAACACATGGATCAACCTCGGACCCACCGACCTCTCGGTGCTGCAGTACCGGGTCTCGGTCGGCGGCACCGAGGTCCATTTCATGCAGGAGTGAACCGTGACCGTCGAGCAGTTCCTCACGCTTGCCGTTCCCGTCGTGGTCCTGCTCGGACCTCTCGTCGCGTTCATGTTCCATGTGAGCGCGAGGCTCGGCAGGATCGAGGAGCGCATGACCGCCGACCGCGAGCGCATCGCCGAGATCCTCGACCGCCACGACCGCCACATCCACGACCTGCGCAACCGCGTGCATCAACTGAACCTGCAGCTCGTCGCGCGCGGCGTGCTGCCACTGGAGCCAAAGCATGAGCAACCGTAACACCACGCTCGCCGGCATCGGCGCGATCATCGCCGCCGTCGGCGGCATCGTCTCGACCTGGCCCGCCGTCGACTGGGCGACCGCGGTCGCCGCGATCATGGCGGGACTCGGGCTCGTCTTCGCGAAGGACGCGAAGAAGGCCGATGCTTGACCGCATCGCGGTCGCCATCGTCATCGCGCTGCTCGGGTGGCTCGAGAAGCGCGGCGTCTCGACGGCGGTCGACGCGGACCGCGATCCTGCTCGCCTCGCTCGTGCCGGCGGTCGCCTGCGCGAGTGGCTGCGGCACGAGGACCGTGTTCGTGCCGGACGAGAGCCCGATGCGCCTCGGGCCGGGCGCGAAAGCTAGGGTCTACCACCGCGTCGCCGGCGAGTGGACGCTCTCGGAGAACGCGATCGCGCTGCCCGAGGGGTGGTACATCGTGCCGACCCGCTACGTGGAGCAGCAGCCGTGAGCCTGCACCGCGCCTGCTGCTGCGGCAACCAGTGCGTCTCGGACTGCTGCACATGGTGGGCCTGCAGCGGCTCCGCGAACCGCACGATCACGCTCTCGGGATCGTGGAGCGTCAACGGCTACTGCGACGACGGGACGGGATTCGAGGCGGGCACGGGGCAGTGGACGCTCACCGCGAACGTGACGCGCATCGGCACCGACTGCGCGAGCTACAGGTACCACGCGACGACGGCCACGCTCACGATGACGACGCGCTAC